TATTGCTAGATCAACTCCAAGATCATTTGGATATACAGTTGGTTATTTGACTGGTGATGGTTCTACACCAAATGGAATACCAACTGGTGTAACTAATACTCCGCCGTTATATCCATTACCACAAAACTCAGTTGGAGCCGTCGAAGTCGCTAATATGTTAGCCGCTACTGGTCCATTAGGAGCAGTAGGTGCAGTAGGTGCATCACCAACAGGATCAGGAATCGCATTCCCACAAAATCCACAGGTCGGAGATTATTTCTTAAGAATAGATTATTTACCACAAATACTATACCGTTGGAGTGGTAAACTATGGGTAAGAATTTCTAGCAAGGTAAGAACTGAAACTGGATATGTCGAAGCCGACGAATCCTTACGCTCTAGATTTATTAATGATAGTAATGTATTCTTGTCTACTACAGGTGCTGTTATTAAACAGAAACAAGCACTATCTACTATATTAGACATTGCCCCCGATCCTCTACCACCAATACCTTAAAATTTTCTCTAATTGGCATAAATATATAATAAGGATATATTATGTCTAATTATAGAAAAATTTGGGAAACAGCATACGGTGAGATTCCATATGACAGTACAGGTAGAAGAATGGAAATACATCATATAGATGGTAATAGGACTAATAATAATTTAGACAATTTACAACTTCTTACCATTGCAGAACATTATGACATACATTTTCAAAGAGGCGATTGGGCAGCGTGTCAAAGTATATCTAATAGGATGAGTATAACACCTGCTGAAAAAAGTAAGAGGTGTTCAGAATTAGCAAACAAAAGAATTTCTGAAGGTTCTCATCATTTTTTAGATCCTGAATTTATTAAAAAAGATAGCGAAAGAAAGTCACAAAATAGAAGTGGAAAAAATCATCCTCTGTATGGTAAAAAAATGCCAAAAGAAACAACTGAAAAACAAAGTGCTTCTCATAAAAAATTAGTAGAGCAAGGAATCCATCATCTTCAAAAAGATGAGCATAAAATAAGGATGAAGGCAAGGGCGAAAAAAGAATTAGAAATTGGGATACACCCTTTTCAACAATCAACTACTAGAGAAAAAATTAATCGAACTCATTCAGAATTATTAAAACTTAATTTGCATTCGTTCAATAGACCCAATAGAGTGGATCCCAATAAAATAATGGTGTTTTGCGATCATTGTCAAAAAGAAGTAACTAAACCAGTGTTTGGCAGATTCCATAAGCACTAAATACATGAAATAATAAAGGTAATTAAATTGGCACAATTTTTCTATGATCAACAATTACGAAGATTTTTAATTCAGTTCTCAAAAATTTTTAGTTCATGGTATGTTACCAAGGGCAAAGATCCTGCAGGTAATCTAATATTAGTTAGAGTTCCTATTATGTATGGTGATAGCAGCAGACAAGCTGCTACGATTATTGCTGATAACAGTGCAAGTAATCTACCATCTGCACCATTAATAACATATTATATAAGTGGATTAGAATATAATCAAAAATGGACCCAAGAGCCTACGTTTGTTGATAAAATAAATGTAAGACAAAGAGCATATAATTCAGAAACACAAAGCTATGAAACAACTCAAGGACAAGCATTTACTGTTGAAAGATTAATGCCAGTTCCATATACATTACGAATTAATGTAGATTTTTGGACTACTAATTACAATCAAAAGTTAGAACTTATAGAGCAACTAGGTACACTTTTTAATCCAGCATTAGAAATTCAAAGTACAGATAACTATGTTGATTGGACATCCCTAAGTGCAGTATTTCAAGATGGGTTAACTTTTTCTAGTAGAAGTATTCCACAAGGAACTAATAATCCAATAGATGTAATGACTTGGAAATTTTATATGCCGGTATGGCTAACTGCTCCTGCTAAGTTGAAGAAAATGGGTGTTATTCATAAGATCATCGCTTCAATTTATACTGGTGCGTCATTAGAAGATATGCAGAATGATGAGTTCTTATTAGGGACTAGACAAAAAATTACACCATATGGTTATAAAGTTCTCTTAATAAACAATACATTGCAAATAGTTCCTGCTGATCAACCATTTAATCCACCTAACAGTGATTTGGATAACCCAACAAATCCAAATACTTCTCTGTATTGGTCAAGCTTATTAAATGTCTACGGGGCAATAAGACCAGGTATATCTCAAATATGGTTACAAAATCCATATATGACAACCGACATTGTGGGTACTATTGTACCTGATCCACTTGATGATAGATTGTTAATTTATAGTATCGATCCAGATACACTACCACAAAATACTCTAGATCCAGTATATAGTGTAGTTAATCCTCTTACTTCGGGGCCAAATGCAGGCTTACCAGGACCTATCAACGGGGTAAGATATTTAATAGTTGAAAATGTTGGTTATCCAGGTAGTAGTACATTAGCTTGGGGAAATTTAGTAGCGGCAGCTAATGACATTATTGAGTATAGTTCTAGTTTAGGTCAATGGTTCGTATCTTTTGACAGCAATGCTTCAACCACAGTAGAATATGTTACGAATCTTACAACAAATATACAGTATAGATATATTGACGGTGCTTGGATGAAATCAGTGGATGGATGGTATGACCAAGGAGATTATTCCGTGGTTATCTAGAAAGATAAATTATAATATGAACCAATCCGCAGGTGTGTTTTTTTATTGCTCAAGCACCGATAGATTTTTTTATCTTCTTAGAACCGATCCTAAAAACTCAGGTAACTGGGGAATACCCGGTGGTAAAATTGAAGAATCTGAAACTCTGTTAGAAGGCTTAGAACGTGAGTGTTTGGAAGAAATAAAATATTTTCCTGAAAATGCTAAATTAGTTCCAATACAAAAATTTGTAAATAAATCCTTTACGTATCATACATTTTTTTGTGCAGTTTCAGAAGAATTTATTCCTGTACTAAACGAAGAACATTGTGGCTATGCTTGGGTTGGCGATAATCAATATCCTAAACCATTGCATCCTGGATTATTTAGTACTGTGAACTTTGATATAGTGCAATCAAAACTATATGCACTTACGAAAAGAGAGACCTAAGTCTCTCTTTTTTATTTCAGTAATTTTGCTACTGAATCGAATCCCATAGATCCGATTACGACCCCGGCTCCCATGAGCATCCATCTCCATTTTTCTAAAGCAGTAACCTTATCAGATAATGCTTTATGAGATTTCTCATTTGACTCTTGTAACTCTTTAATCAAACGCTGAGTTTCTTCAGCGTTTGCATGAACACAGTCATGCACCTGCTTCAAGTTGTCCTTAATATCATTGATTTTAGTTTCAATGTTATTAACTTGAACTTGAAGCACCGCGATTTCAGTCTCAACTTGCTGAGCCTTAGTCATCTTTATAACAGTCATTATGCGTTTGCTATCGTTACGATTGGTCCAATTGCACCAGAAATAGATGCTGTACCGGTACCAGAACCAACCCCAGTTGCAACAAAGATTGCTCCGACCGAAGCGTTTGATGCACCAACTGCCGCCCAATCAGTATTACCAAGTGATACAATAACATATGCTACGCCAACAACAAACGACCCTGCAGTTACAGTAATTACCGAACTATTGAATGATGCAATTACTGGATATGTGTTGATATATCCTAAGTTACCAGTTGGCTGTCCTGGGGATACAATGTTAGCTGTTGCAATAGGGCTAGAATTAGCGGTGAATAATCCTGCATTATGATCAGAAAGATACTGAACATTTTGGATAATTGGTTCTAACTCGTCGCCGTATGTAGCAAGAATAGTCATTGTGTTTGGTGTCAATGCTGTATTTGCAACGTTCGCTGTTAAACATTGGGCAGTTAAACCAGTTGTGCTACCTGTTACTAGATATTTTTGCTTGCCTTTTTGACGAACAATGAATCCAGCTTCATCGTTAGCATATACATATGCGGCATTACTTGCTACAACATTTGCATTAGCTGTTAATACAACACGATTCATAAGAGCATTAGCTGTTACTGACACATTAGCTGTGACAGCCTGTACAGGGCCACCTTGACTAGTAGAAACTGTGAAAGCGGCTGCATTAGCAATAGTCTTAACAAAATATGTTGTGCCTGTAGTTAAACCACCAAAATTAGCACTAAACTGAATTGGCATATCTGCTATAAGAGTTTGTGCATT